AACAACTGGAGGGTTACAAAAACGACACTACGATTAGGTAGTAGAATTATCGGTAAGTGTATGATGGGATCAACATCTAATGCTTTAGATAAAGGAGGAGATAACTTTAAAAAACTTTATAAAGATTCAGATGTCACAAAAAGAAACCGCAACGGACAGACTAGTTCGGGATTATATAGTTTGTTCATACCTATGGAATGGAACTACGAAGGATTCATTGATTCTTATGGCTTACCTGTATTCGAAACACCCGATACTGAGACAACAGGACCTCATGGAGATTATATCGACACAGGGATTATCGAGCATTGGCAAAACGAGGTTGATGGATTAAAACACGATGGAGACGCTTTAAATGAATTTTATAGACAGTTTCCACGTACTGAAGAACATGCTTTTAGAGATGAAACTAAAAATAGTATATTTAACCTAGCTAAGTTATATGAGCAAATAGATTATAACGAAGAGGTTTCAAACGGTATAAGTAGAGGAAACTTTCAGTGGGTTAATGGTATAAAAGATACAAGGGTTATGTTTTACCCTGATGTTAAAGGTAGATTTAGAGTTAGCTGGGTACCACCAGGTAATCTACAAAACAAAATTATAAACAAAAACAATAGAAAATACCCTGGTAATGAACACATGGGTGCTTTTGGTTGTGACAGTTACGATATATCAGGAACAGTTGATGGTAAAGGATCTAAAGGTGCTTTACATGGTTTAACTAAGTTTAGTATGGAAGATTGTCCACCAAATCAATTTTTCTTAGAGTATATTGCAAGACCAGCAACAGCGGAGATGTTCTTTGAGGACGTTCTAATGGCTTTAGTATTTTACGGGATGCCATTACTTGCAGAAAATAATAAACCTCGTCTATTGTATTATTTACGAAGACGTGGTTATAGGGGTTATTCAATGAATAGACCTGATAAAATTTGGAATAAACTATCAACAGCTGAAAAAGAGGTTGGTGGTATACCAAATTCTAGTGAAGATATAAAACAAGCTCATGCTGCTGCTATTGAAATGTACATACAGGAGCATGTAGGTATTAAAACAAACGGTGAGCACGGTAATATGTATTTTAACGAAACATTACAAGATTGGGCTAAGTTTGATATAAATAATAGAACAAAATACGATGCTACAATAAGTAGTGGTTTGGCTATAATGGCTTGCAACAGGCATTTGTATAATCCTAACGCGGCAATAGAAAAAGAAAAAGTAAACTTAAAAATAGCAAGATATAAACAAAAGGGTATGCACTCAAAATTAATAGAAAATTAACATGGCTGATTCATATATAAAAGGATATTTTCCAAGTCAAGTCGTTAGCGATCAAGAAAAGCTTAGTCCAGAGTATGGACTTGAAGTAGGTAGAGCTATTGAAAAGGAGTGGTTTGACAACGGTGTAGGTTTTGACAAACACACTACAAATGAACAAAGTTTTCATAAGCTAAGATTATACGCAAGAGGCGAACAATCAATACAAAAATATAAAGACGAATTATCTATTAATGGTGATTTATCTTACCTTAATTTAGACTGGAGACCAGTTCCAATTATACCTAAATTTGTAGATATAGTTGTTAATGGTATATCAGAAAGAGCATTTGACATAAAAGCCTTTTCACAAGATCCATATGGTGTTAGTAAAAGAACACAGTATATGCAAGATATTTTAGTTGATATGAAACTAAAAGAAATAAGTGATATAGCTGAACAAGCTTTTGGTATAGGTATGCAGGTAAATGATCCTGAAAAGTTACCAGACAGTGAAGAAGAACTAGAACTACACATGCAACTTAACTATAAGCAAGCTGTTGAGTTAGCTGAAGAGCAAGCAATACACACAATACTTAAAGGTAATAGATACGAAAACACAAAGAAAAGAGTAAACTATGACTTAACAGTTTTAGGTATAGGAGCTGTAAAACACTCTTTTACTCAAGCGGAAGGTGTTAAGGTAGATTATGTTGATCCTGCTAATTTAGTTTATTCATATACTGAATCGCCTTATTTTGATGATTTATATTATGTTGGTGAAGTAAAAACACTACCTATAAACGAAGTTAAAAAACAATTTCCTAATTTAACTGAGCAAGAGTTAAAAGATATATCTGGTCAAACATATAAAGCTTCTAGAGTATATGATAAAGCTGCTTATATGGGTGAAGATATTGATAAAAACCAAATAAGATTATTATATTTTAATTATAAAACTTACATGAATGAAGTTTATAAATTAAAAGAATCTGCTACAGGTGCTGAAAAAATAATAATGAGAGATGATCAATTTGATCCTCCTGTTGAAGTTTTAGAAGCTAGATTTGGTAAATTAGAAAGAGTATTAGAAGTATTATACGAAGGTGTAATGGTTTTAGGTACTGATAAAGTATTAAAATGGGAGCTTGCTAAAAATATGGTAAGACCTAAAAGTGATTATACTAAAGTATTAATGAATTATAGTATTGTTGCTCCACGTATGTATAAAGGTAAAATAGAATCATTAGTTGGTAGAATAACAGGTTTTGCTGACATGATACAAATAACACATCTTAAATTACAACAAGTAATGTCACGTATGGTGCCTGATGGTGTTTATCTTGATGCTGATGGTTTAGCTGAGGTTGATTTAGGCAATGGAACTAACTATAATCCACAAGAAGCATTAAACATGTTTTTCCAAACTGGTAGTATAATTGGTAGATCATTCACTGGTGATGGTGATATGAATCCTGGTAAAGTACCGATACAAGAGCTACAAAGCGGATCAGGTGGTAATAAAATACAAAGTTTAATATCTACTTACAATTACTATCTACAAATGATGCGTGATGTAACTGGTTTAAATGAAGCTAGAGATGGTAGTATGCCTGATGAAAGATCGTTAGTTGGCGTTCAAAAACTAGCAGCTGCTAATAGTAATACAGCTACTAGACATATATTACAGTCTGGTTTATATTTAACTTCTAGTTTATGTGAGGGTATATCGCTAAGAATATCTGATATTATAGAATATTCACCAGCAAGAGAAGCTTTTGTACAAAAAATAGGTGGACACAATGTAGCTACGCTAGAAGAAATGTCTAATTTACATTTATATGATTTTGGTATATTTATTGAGTTAGCACCAGATGAAGAAGAAAAACAATTGTTAGAAAACAATATACAACAAGCGTTAGCTAAAAATAGTATAGAGCTTGAAGACGCTATTGACGTAAGAGAAATTAAAAATTTAAAACTAGCAAATCAAGTATTAAAAATACGTAGAAAGAAAAAAGCTGAAAAAGATCAGCAAATGCAACAAGAAAATATGAGAGCTCAAGCAGAGGCTAATGCTCAAGCTCAACAGGTTGCAGCTCAAGCAGAAATACAGAAGAGTCAAGCTGTAATGCAAACAACTATGCAACTTGAAAATATGAAAGCTGAAATAGAAAATAAAAAGATGACAAAAGAAGCTCAGCTTAAAAAAGAGCTAATGGCGTTAGAATTTTCTTATAACATGCAATTAAGAGATAAAGATAATTCTATTAAAGAACAAGCTGAAATGCTTAGAGAAGATAGAAAAGACGATCGTGTAAAATTACAAAGCGATCGTAGAATAAAGGAAAAAGCTGCTCCAAAATTTGAATCTGCTAACGATAGTATGGAAGGAGATTTTAATTTAGGTAGTTTTGACCCTAAATAATTTGTTTAATTATATAATATTATATTATGGAAGAAAAAAATGAAAATCCAGTAGTGGAAGAAGTAAAACCTACTGAAGAAGTTAAAACTGAAGTTAAAGCCGAGGCTAAAGACGAAGTTTTAAAAGAAGGTGGAGACATGAAAGTCAAACCTAAAAAACCTAAACAATTAGGTAAACAAGAAAGTAAAGTAGCAAAAGTTGATTTATCCAAAGTAAATGATACTAAAGAAGAAGAGGTTAAAGAAGACAATGTTGCTAAAGTTGATTTAAGTAAAGAGGAAGAGCCTAAAAAAGAAGAAGTAGTAGAAGAGGTTACAGAAGAAAAACAGGAGGAAGAAACACCTGTTATTGAAGAAGTTACAGAAGAAGAAGTAGAGCAGAAAGTAGAANAAACAAAAGAAGAAGTTGTTGAAGCTATTGAAGAAGCTAAAGAAACTGGCGAGCCTTTACCTGAGAATATTCAAAAAGTTGTAGACTTTATGAATGACACTGGTGGAAGTCTTGAAGATTATGTAAGATTAAATCAAGACTATAGTAGTTACGATGAAAATCAACTATTAAGAGAATATTACAAACAAACAAAACCACATTTAACTGATGATGAAATTAGTTTTATGATGGAAGATCAATTTTCAGTTGACGAAGAAGTTGACGAGGAAAGAGATGTAAAAAGAAAAAAATTGGCGTTAAAAGAGCAAGTTGCTAACGCTAAAAGCCACTTGGACGGGCTAAAGTCCAAATACTATGAAGAAATTAAAGCTGGGAGCAAGTTGTCTCCTGAACAAAAACAAGCTGTAGATTTTTTTAATAGATACAACAAGGAGAGTAAAGAAAAGGAGCAAGTAGCAGAACAACAAAAATCTGTATTTAACAAAAAGACTGAGCAAGTCTTTAACAACGAGTTCAAAGGTTTTGAATATAAGGTTGGAGATAAAAGATATAGGTTTAACGTTAAGGATGCTAATAAAGTTAAAGAAAGCCAAAAGAGTTTAGATAATTTTATCAGTAAATTTTTAAATGATAAAAATCAAATCGAAGACGCTAAAGGTTATCACAAAGCTTTATTTACAGCAAATAATCCAGATGCTATTGCTAATCATTTTTACCAACAAGGAAAAGCAGATGCTATAAAAGAAAGTATGGCAAAAGCTAAAAATGTTGATATGTCGCCAAGACAAACTCACTCAGGTGAAACTAAAGTTGGTGGTATGAAAGTAAGATCGATTAGTGGCGATGATTCTACTAAACTCCGAGTTAAACTTAGAAAATAAATTAACAACTTAAAATTTAGAAATTATGCCTTTTAGTTCAACGGGCGCATTTGGCGCTCACGTAACTCCAAGACCAACGCAGATCACTGCATGGGATAATTACCTAGCATTTGATTCTTCGTCTGGTGGCGGAACATTTTTACAGCAATTTCTACCTGAAATCTACGAAAAAGAAGTAGAAAGATTTGGAAAGAGAACAATCTCTGGTTTCTTATCTATGGTAGGTGCTGAAATGCCTTTGGCTTCTGATCAAGTAATTTGGTCTGAGCAAGGTAGATTACATATTGCGTATGATAATGCGCAAGATAGTACAACTGTAGTAGCAACAGCTGCTTCTAACACTATTACATTACCTAACCCTCACATGTTACAAATTAACGATACTGTAGTTATTTATAACAAAAGTACTGCTAACTCAAGTGCTAGATTAGGTAATACTATTAAGTGTAGAGTATCTGCTGTAAGTGCTGGTGGTGCTACTGTACAACCATATAACACAAATGATTTAGCTGATAACGCTCAGTTCGCTGATGCTGATGCTATCTCTCTATTTGTTTATGGTACTGAGTATGGAAAAGGATCTTCAGAAGATTCAAGATCTCTTGATTCAAGCTTCACTCAGTTTTCTAACAGACCAATTATAATCAGAGACAGATACCAAGTTCAAGGTTCTAACGTTGCTCAAATCGGTTGGGTTGAGGTTACTACTGAAAATGGTGCTACTGGTTACTTATGGTACTTAAAAGCTGAAGCTGAAACTAGATTAAGATTCGAAGACTACCTAGAAATGTCAATGATTGAAGCAGAACAAGTTGCTTCAGGATCTGCTATTTCTGGTGTTCAAGGTTCTGAAGGTTTATTTGCTGCTCTAGAATCTAGAGGTTTAGTATTCACTGGAACTGATTTTGATGTAATTGGTGGTAACGCTGCTCCTTCGAATGGTGTTGCTTACAACTCTCAAAACGGTCTTGCTGAATTTGATACTATTCTTCAAGAATTAGACAAGCAAGGTGCTATTGAAGAGAACATGATGTTCTTAGACAGAAGTACTGCTTTAGAGGTTGACAATATGTTAGCTGGTCAAAATAGCCACTTCGTTGGTGGATCATCTTATGGTGTATTCAATAACGCTGAGGATATGGCACTTAATTTAGGATTTACAGGATTTAGAAGAGGTTCTTATGACTTCTACAAAACTGACTGGAAATACTTAAACGATGGTGTTACTAGAGGTAATATTGGAGACATTGAAGGTGTTATTATACCTGCTGGTACATCTACTGTATACGATGAGAATATGGGTAAAAACATAGCTCGTCCGTTCTTACACGTTAGATATAGAGCTTCTGAAGCTGAAGATAGAAAGATGAAATCATGGATCACTGGATCTGTTGGTGGAAACTTTACTTCATCTGCTGATGAAATGGTAGTTAACTTCCTATCAGAAAGATGTTTATGTGTTCAAGCTGCGAATAACTTCGTATTATTGAAGAACTAAACTAAATATTAAAGAGTTGGGTGCTTCGGCACCCAGCCCTTTATTTTATTAACTTATATTATATTATATCATGAAAAAAGAAAGAAAAGCCCAATTGTGGCAACTAATAGGCCGTAAACAGCCTTTAATAAACGTTATACCTTCAAAACACACTACTAAAAAACCATTATTATGGTGGGACGAAGAAAAAGGTTATAACAGAGAGTTAAGATACGCTACCAATCAAAAGTCTGTTTTTGTAGACGAACAAGTTGGAGTTGTTACTTTAGGTAGAGTAGTATTTAGACAAGGTAAATTACTTGTTGAACCTACATCACCTCAGCTAATGGAATTTTTAGATAAACACCCGTTAAATGGTAAGTTATTTGAAAGATATGACGCTGTAGAAGAAGCACAAGATGATTTAGCGTTTATCAATGCTCAATTACAAGCTATGAATTTAGCTAAAGAATTAGAAATAGATCATGTTGAAGCTATATTAAGAGTTGAGCTAGGTTCTAAAGTTAAAGACATGTCAACTAAAGAGTTAAAAAGAGATATACTTTTATTTTCTAAAAGCGATCCTTATAACTTCTTAGCGTTAGCTGAAGATGACAATGTTGAATTAAGAAACTTTGGTATCAAAGCAGTTGAAGCTGGTTATATAACTTTAACACCTGATCAAAGAACATTTAAGTGGAAATCAAATGGTAGAAAACTATTTGACGTACCATTAGATGAACATCCATACTCTGCGTTAGCAGCATACTTTAAAACAGATGAAGGTATGGAGGTATTAAAAACATTAGAAAAAAAATCTAAATAACTAAACTTATAGAGGTAACCATCTCTATGAGGTGGTTACTTACTATAAATAAAAGAAAATATGGTTAATATAGATACAGTTTATCAAAGAGTTTTGGCAATAGCTAACAAGGAGCAAAGAGGTTATATAACACCTCAAGAATTTAATCTATATGCCAACCAAGCTCAAATGGATATTTTTGAGCAATATTTTTACGACTTATCCCAATACAATAGAGTTCCAGGTAACGATAGTACATATTCAGATCAAATAGATTTAATAAATGAAAAAATAGATATATTTGAAAGATATAGAATAGATGTTGTTATGTCAGGAGACGCTAACGAAGGTGGTATGGGTACTTTACCTTTATACTATCGTATGGGTGAAATATACCACAAACACAAAGGTGGTTATGTAGAAATAGAAAAAATAAATCAAAACGAGGTGCATCATATACAAAACTCACCATTAACTGCACCAAACCTAATGAGACCTGTTTATGTAAGAACTAGCAACGTTGTTCCAGATGACGCTGGTGGTGGTGCTCAAACAGCAACACAACAAAACGAAATAGGTTTATCAAGATCAATACAAATTTATCCTATAACTATAACAAGTAATGTTGTTTGTAACTACATAGCTAGACCATCTCAAGCTGAATGGGGTTATGTAATAAATCAATTAAACGGTAAAGCGTTATGGAACGCTAACACCACAACACACTTTGATCTACACCAATCAGAAGAAACTGAATTAGTAATAAAAATATTAGAACTTGCTGGTATTGAATTAAAAGATCCTCAACTATACCAACAAGCTGCAACAGAGGAAGCACAGAACGTACAACAAGAAAATAAATAATTATGCCACTATTTCAAGGAACACAACAACAATATTACGGACAACAATCGTTTACATGGTCAGGTGGATCAGTTCTTGCTGCAACGGTTACATTAACATTTCCAAACAACCCAACGTTATTAAATAACCTAGCTACTATGCCTAATGCTATTGGGCAAATAACTGTAACTAGAAATGGTAACAACGTTACGCCAACTTCTTTAAATCCTGATACTGGAGCATTGGTTGTTGGACCTGCTAACAATGGTGATGTATTCTTAGTTAGTATAATAAATCCTCAATACGGTAATTACCAATATATATCTATGCAATCATTGATAAATAATTTTATCGTTGCTTATGTTGGTACAGATAAAATAATACCTAGAGTAAAGAGAGCTGATGTAGCTTTTCATGCTCAAAGATGTTTGCAAGAATTTAGTTATGATATTTTAAGATCAGAAAAATCACAAGAAATAGAAATACCACCTAGTTTAACTATGGCATTACCACACGACTATGTTAATTATGTAAAATTCAGCTGGCATGGTAATGATGGTATAGAAAGAATTATATATCCAGCTAGACAAACAAGTAACCCAACAGCAATACTACAAGACGGTTCATTTGGTTATACGTTTGATAACGATGGTAATTTATTAACAGCTAGTCAATCAGATACATGGACAAACTATAGTGATAATCCACAACAAGGTGATGATAATGTAGATGACTCAGAAGAAAGCTACTGGTATAATCATGGTAGAAGATATGGTATAAACCCAGAAAACGCACAAGACAACGGTGTGTTTTATATAGACCACGTTGCTGGTAGAGTTCATTTTAGTTCTAGTCTAACTGGTAAAACAATAACAATAAAATATATAAGTGACGGTTTAGCTACAGATGATGAAATGTTATTCCATAAGTTTGCAGAAGAAGCTGCTTACAAATGGATAACATATGGTATATTATCATCAAGAACAAATGTTCCAGAATATATTATTGGAAGATATAAAAAAGAAAGAGCTGCTGCAATGAGAAAAGCTAAAATAAGATTATCTAACTTAAAATCTGAAGAGCTTGCTCAAATAATGAGAAACAAATCTAAAGTAATAAAACACTAAGTATGCCAGAAATTAAAAGAACTTTCCAGGCAGGCAAGATGAATAAAGACATCGATGAAAGATTACTGCCGAAGGGAGAGTATAGAGATGCGTTAAATATTGAGATAGGTACATCAAACTCTGATAATGTTGGTGCTGTGCAAACTACTTATGGTACACAAATGAAGACGTTTTTTGGTCAAGCAGGTAATGTTTGTGTAGGTTCTATTGCTTACGAAAAAGAAAATAAAATAATATTTCTTGTAAGTGGTGTAGAAGGAACTAATACCGATATGGATTTTATAGCAGAGTATGATGTTGATCAAGGAACATCTAGACCTATATTGGTAGATTTATGGAGACATAAACCAACTACTACTAGTATGATGGGTTCAGGTTCTACAACAATACCAATATCAACAAGTGGTATTGTAAGAAAAGGTATGGTTGTTTATTTGTACAATCCTTCTACAGGAGCGTCGTATTTACCACCAAACAGTAGTCAAGGTGGTGTAACAACTGTTATTACAGGTATAAGTGGTCAAAACATATCAATATCTCAAGGGGTTACATCTAGTGTTCCTAGTGGAACTGTTGTTGTTTTTGAATCAAGAAGAACGTTAAAATTTGATAAAGACAATTTAATAACTGGTATTAACGTGTTTGACGACATGTTAATGTTTACTGATGGTGTTAACGAACCTAAAAAAATAAATATAACTAGATGTAAAGCTGGTACACCAAGTATACTTTCACATACAAATCACATGGTTGATGGTATAAATGAAGGACCTATTAGAGAGCAAGACATTACTGTTATAAAGAAAAACCCAATACAACCACCAACTTTAACTTTATCAAAAACAAAAAGAGAAGATGTTAATGGTGGTGATGTTGATTTATCAACCACGTTTGATAAAAAAATGACTGATGGCCAAGGTGATCCTTTAGCTGTTGGTACTACTTTTTTCGTTTCTTTTACACAGCCTTTTCCAGACTACAAAGCTGGAGATACTTTAATAGCGTCAACATCTGCAGATGATAATAATTTTGATGACGAGTATGATGTTAGGTTTAAAATAGTTTCTTATTCACCTGGCACCGGTTCTTGTCAAGTTAAAATAATAAGTATTGGAACGAAGTAATACCAGACTCAATACAAACGTGGAACGTTGAACTAGAGCAAGAAGATCCTTTATTCGAGTATAAGTTTCCAAGATTTGCATTACGATATAAATACCGAAGATGGTGAATACTCTGCGTTTTTCTCCTTTTTCAGAAGTAGCGTTTTTACCAAGTGACTTTGAATATAATCCTAAAAAAGGTTTTAATTTAGGTATGACAAACAATTGTAGAAGTATAATTGTTGGTAATATACTTAACAACATACCTAGAGATGTTATAGAGGTAGATGTATTATATAAAGAAAGTAATTCTACAAACGTATATACTGTTAAAACAATAAAAAGACATGATCCAGAATGGGATTCTACAAATAGCAAATATAATAAACTAGAAATAGAATCTGAAATAATATACGCTACAGTACCATCTAATCAGTTACTTAGACCATATGATAATGTGCCTTTAAGCGCTATTGGTCAAGAGTTTGTGGGTAATAGATTAATATACGCTAACTACAAACAACAGTTTGATTTAACCGATAAATACGGTAATATAATTACTCCAGAAATGGNCATTGAAATATCACCAAAAGATCCTAGTAGTTTACAAGCTACAAGATCTAATGGTTTTGATACTGAAGAACTAGCTTTTGATGTTGATTTAGATGACAATAGTACTTACACAACAACCATAACACTAACAGCAGATGATGTTGCTGCTTTAATAGCTGAAAACAGCTAATTATTCAATAGGTAATGTTAAGTTTCCTGTAACAGGTAATGCAGATTATTTTAAAGTTAGATATTTTTCTCAAGGTAATAATGAAGCTGAAGTAATAATAAGAGTTAATGATGATGGTGAAATAACAAATTACGAAGACGAAGGAATAAACGAGGTTGCTGGTAAACCAGGTAAATCAATAAAAACACAAAGAACATATCAGTTAGGCGTTGTATATAGAGACGAGTATGGTAGAGAAACACCTGTGCAAACAAACAACACAGCTACATCTAAAGTAGAAAAAAGATACGCTGAAAATTACAACACAATAAAAGCTAAAATAAATAGTTTGGCTCCAAGCTTTGCTAAATCATTTAAGTTTTTTATAAAAGAACCTTCTAACGAATATTACAACTTAGCTATGGATCGTTGGTACGATGCTGAAGATGGGAATATTTGGTTAAGCTTTACGTCTGCTGATAGAAACAAAGTAAGTGAAGGTGATTTTATTGAGCTTAAAAAAAGACATGCACAAAACGAAGCTGTAAAAGATCCTGCTAAATATAAAGTTTTAGCAATATCAAATGAAGCTCCTACATTTATAAAAGAAACAAAACTAAGTTACGGTGAATTAGAAATATCAAGCAGCGACACCAGTAATAATTATATAAACTGGCCAGTTATACAAGATGGTCCACCGTTACCGGGTATGTCGTTTATAATAATTAGAAAAGACGATTTTAACGATAGTAGCTTAAAAGAATCTTTAACAGAGACTAGTGTTTTAAGGTACATGAGAATATTAGGCCCAACAACTAACTCTAATTTTTATCAAATATTATCAATATCCGCAATGGCTAATGGTAATTATAAGATAAATATAAAAGGTATGTTTAAAGATGACATGGATTTTACATCTACAACTAATCAATGGCCATTAATACCTGATTTAAAATTAGAAATAACAAGAAAAAAATTAGAAAATTTACCTGAGTTTCAAGGTAGATTTTTTGCAAAAATATATAGAGATTCTGTTTTAGAAAAACACTTGTTAGACGTATTTAAAGTAGATGAAGAAACAGCACAGTATAAAGTTATAACTTCAAGACAAATTAGATACCACAACCACTCAAACAAGAAAAGTAGGAGTGCTTGGCGTAGTGCTCCTTTTGGTGGAGGTCAAAACTACGAACACTGGTTTATTGATAGATCAAAAGCTGCAAAAGGTGGTAGAGGTATAGGTATGGTAAGCGGTCAGTCTAGATTTGACCTATCATTTTCTTCTGTATTTCCAGAAGGCTCTAGTTTTGACGTTGGTAGAACATCATCAACTTTAATTGAAGCAGATTTTAGAAACGCTATGAAGTTAGGGGCTAAATTTAGATGGAGAGAAGACCCTGATCAAACTGTTTATACTATAACAGGTATAGACATGCAAAGATGTAGAAACTATAGAAAAAGAAAGTCTAGTTTTCATTACAATGATGGTTCTAACAAAAGAGCTAGGTTTAAACTAACTGTATCGCCTAATATCGGTACTGGTCCAGCTGGTTATAATCCTACTCAAGATGGTGTTTGGGGTTCTAAAGCACAAGACGAAGCTGGTCCTGAGTCTGCTACTCTTGAGTTTTTAATATCACACTCTGAAGGTCTTGATTTTTCAACAAACGAACCAGCTATATGGGAGACTGAACCTAAAGAAGATTTAAATCTTGATTTATACTACGAAGCTAGTGAAGCATATCCAATAGCGGATCATAATCAAGAAAAAGAATTAACATGGTTTAACTGCTATAGTTTTGCTAACGGTGTAGAGTCAAATAGAATACGTGATGATTTTAATGCTGTTACAATAGATAAAGGGCCTAAAGTATCTAGTGTATTAGCAGAGCAATATAAACAAGAGACAAAAGGTAGTAGTTTAATATTTTCACAAATATACAACTCTACAAGTGGTTTAAATGGTTTAAATCAATTTATATTAGCAGAGCCAATAACAAAAGATTTAAATCCTGAGTATGGTACTATACAAAAACTTCACGCTAGAGACTCAGATTTAATTACTTTATGTGAAGATAAAGTTACTAAGATTTTAGCTAATAAAGACGCTATATTTGAAGCTGATGGTAATACTCAGTTAACAGCTAACAATAGAGTTTTAGGTCAATCAATACCTTATGTTGGTGAATATGGTATATCAACAAATCCAGAGTCTTTTGTAGCTCAAGGATTTAGAGCTTACTTTGCGGATAGACAAAGAGGTGTTGTATTAAGATTATCAAGAAATGGATTAGAGCCTATATCAGAGCATGGTATGAAAAATTACTTTAGAGATAACTTAGGTGCAACAAATGTTTTAAGTAAAATCATTGGTAGTTTTGATGAAGTGAAAGCAAACTACAACTTATCATTAAATGGTGAAACTGTTTCGTTTGCAGAAAACGTAAGAGGTTGGGTAAGTAGAAAGTCATTTGTACCTGAGTCTGCTCAAAGTTTAAATAATAAATATATAACATTTAATGGTGGTGAAGCATTTGAACATCACGTTGAAAGTGTTAATAGAAACTTCTTTTACCACACTCAATATGATTCTTCAATAACAACTATATTAAACGAAGCTCCTGGTTCTTGGAAATCGTTTAAAACACTAAACTACGAAGGTACTCAAGGTAGAATATTACAAGATAATCCTGATACAGACGGTGTGTTGTTTAATAACCAAACAGCTATTGATGGTTGGTATGTAGAGTCTATAACAACAGATCATCAAAGTGGTAGTGTTCCAGAGTTTAAAGAAAAAGAAGGTAAGTGGTTTAATTATATAAAAGGTGATACAACAACTTTAGCTAACCTTGATTGGAAAGAGTTTTCTGTACAAGGTTTAGGTCAAGCCACAAACATCACAGGTGATACCACAATAGCACAAAGAAAATTAGTAGTAACAGCAAAATTTCCAAATTAATGAGTTATAGAATACCCTGCTTAAAATCAGATAATACAACTTTAGTTAGAAACACAACAGGTGGATCTATCACAGGTACTGTTTTTACTTTAGACAATATCAACGATGTTAGAAAAGGTATGTTTGTTATTGGTGGTGGAATAACTAGTAGTGATAATATTTATGTTGCTAGTTTAGGAACCTCTACTATAACACTTAGTCAAGAAGTAACATTGAATAATGCTGCTTTAACTTTTTGTAACTGTATAATAGAGCAAATATCACAACCTAGAATTGTTAATGTTGCTTTAGGTAATAATCCAGATACACTAACGTTAAATATATCAAAAGCTGTTGGTGGTTTAAATAATAGTGATTTTTCTATAAGCGCTAGTACTTTTAAAGTTGGTGGTAGAACATACTCACAAAACTCTAATAGTTTAGTATATACACATGGTTCTAATAGTGTTGTTTTTCCATCAGGTATATTAAAAGTAACACTGGCAGATACAGGATCACCTGGTAGCTTAACAAACACTGTAACAGCTACTGTAGATTTAGATGACAATTACGTTATGCCTAACGCAGATACTACTTTAGATTTTGATTTAGAAGGTAATTGTACAGAAGGAGCAACAAACACAACAAGTGCTTATTTACACTCTTTTGAACCATCTAATCCAGACGTAACAGTAACTACAGGTACTGGTACTAATCCAGCTGTTTTTGAAGACAATGTTAATACTGTTAACTATATAAATCAAAAGTTTTATACTGGTAATGCTGTTCCTGGAACTACAGGTAAAATATTCCATAAAATAGTTGCTGCAAATAGTGGTAAACATTTTGTGCAAGAACCAGATATAGTTATAAGTAGTGATGACGAAAATAGAGTTAGTTATTATAGCATTGTAAAATCAGACAGAATATATGATTCTTTTGGTAATTTAACATCTATAAAATTTACTGTTAACTTTACATGGCAAACAACTAATACACAAGCTTTTCACAACGATGCGGCTAATATAATTGATCATGCTTGCGCTGCAACACCTTCTAACAATAATGTTGTAAATAGTGTTACTGGTAACTTTAACTACTTTAATGCAAAAGCTGGATCACAAAGATTATATAGTATACTTGGGTCTGGATCTGCACCTAAGTTTAATTTAACTATAACAAGAGTTGGTGATGGTGCTACCTATGATTTTGACAATGCAGTGTTTAACAGTACATCTACTAGTTTATCTAACGTAGCAATACCATCTAGTCAACAAGGTGGTTATATGTTCTCAGTAAATTACCCATCAACAACATCTTCTGCTACTTATAACTGGGTTTTAACAGGTGGAACAAACACAACATTAGGTTCTAGTATACCTTCAACTAATCCTACTTATGTTGTTCAAGGCTTACAAACAGTAACACAAACGTTTAATTTTCCTAACAGTGTTCAAGGTTATACTTTAACACCTAACAACATAGGTCTTAGAACAGCCTCAGATTTAGCTTTTAGTACAACAGTAACAAACAAACAACCTCAAGTTGTTGTAACTAAAAACGGTGGTGGTAATATAACACTAGAAAGAGATCCTATAGCTAGTGATTGGTCAAACCTAACATCTAATGGTTTTCAAATAGGTGATCCGGTTTATACTGTAACTGGTAACGGATCAGCTAGCGTAACAATATTATCTTCAATAGATATAACAGAGTTTGGTAGTGCTAATAACACTTCTGAATTATCTTTAACAAATTTACTACCTACTGTTTTAAGTGGTGGCGGTAGCACAGGTACTTTCCAAGTTAGATGGCATACTAAGTTATCTACTAGTAACACATGGTCTCAGATTACAAACGCTGATTATCAAGGTACATTTAGTAAATCTGGCTTTACAAATGGAGCTACCTCGTTTACGTTTAGTTTTAGTGATTGGGATTTAGCAGAACCAGGAGCTTACGGTGGAGTACCTGACTGGGTTGATAATTTTGGTGATTTAGGATTAAGCTATATATTTAAAGATAGTAGCTACAATACAATATCATCAGCTGACTTTGGTATAAATCAAAGTGCTTCATCTATAAACTTCGTAGAAACAGGTGTTGAGTTAGAGTTATATAGTCATCCGGCTGGTGGAGTATCAGTTTCAGTTCCAGGTGGAATAACTATAACTAGCAATTACACTTTAGATATATATTTACAATTTACAGATTTACAACAATAAGATATGCCAAGTATAAATTTAACATTTCCGGATTTAAACGACTCAGTACAAATTGGTGATACAACATATTATATGCCGGTTTCTGGTGCTAATATAACAACTGATAATTATACGCAAAATTCAGATACAGGTGTTTTTACACAAAGTACAAGTGGAGCAACTAGTCAGTTATCAGGCGCTAACTCTGGTATTGTAGAGATAGGTGTTGTAACAGCTATAAATAGAGATACTAGTACTATAACGACAACTATTGGTGCTGCTACAGTTAGACCTACTACAAGCGATTATATATTTTTTAGCAAAGATAATGTAGCTAACATGTCTAGTTTACTTGGTTATTATGCTGAAGTTAAATTTAAAAATAATTCTAAAACAGAAGCAGAATTATTTGCTTTAGGCTCTGAAATAGTAGAAAGTAGTAAATAATTACTAAAAACTGTAATTATATTTATATGGAATTAAATGAAATAAACAAACAAATACAAAATAATCCTATATCTAAAGAACAAGCAAAAAAACAGTTTGTAGATATGACTAAAGAGTTGGGTATAAAACATACTTTTACTTTTGATGAAGCATATGAAATAGGTATGGAATTAAGAAAAAGAAAAGCTTTTAGAGATCAAATAACACAATTAGAGCAAATAGGTAAAGAAGAAGGTCACTTTTTAACGCCTGAAGAAACAAAAAAGCTAAACCCAGTAAAACACAGTTTTTGCTGATGGTTGCTATATAAGGGAAATATTTAATCCCGCTGGTGAATTATTAGTTACTAAAATACATAAAAAAGAACACCCGTTTTTTCTTATGAAAGGTAAAATGTCAATACTAACTGAAGAAGGTGTTAAACATATAGAAGCACCTCATCATGGTATAACTAAACCAGGAACAAAAAGAGTTATATTTACTCACACTGATTGTATATTTGTAACAGTACATGCTACAGATAAAACAACAGTAGAAGAAGTAGAAAAACAAGTTATAGCAGAGGATTTTACAGATCCAGAAATAGCTATAGAAGATATAAAAAGATTAAAAGAAAGTATAAAATTAAAACAACAATAATATGAGTTTTTTAGCAGTAGCAGCAATTGGTGCAGGTGTAGGTGGTGCAGCGAAAATCGCTGGTGGTCTTATTGGTGGTAGAAAACGTAGACGTGAGCAAGCGGCTGCGGAAAGAGAACTAGCAACAATGAAGTCTAGGTTTGAGACTATGGACACATCTAATCCTTATGCTAATTTAGAAAATACTATGGAAGACTTGACTGTTAATACACAGCAAGCTGATTTCATGGCACAACAAGCACAACAAAATCAAGCAAACATAATGCAGAATATGCAGGGTGCAGCTGGTGGATCTGGTATAGCCGCTTTAGCGCAAGCTATGGCTAATCAAGGTACTCAAGCAGCTCAATCAGCATCTGCTAGTATTGGTCAACAAGAAGCTGCTAATCAAGCGGCTGCAGCAAGACAAGCTGCTCAACTACAGTCAATGGAAGCTCAAGGCGCTGCTAGATCTCAAGATATGGAAATGAATAAAGTTAGTACTCAATTAGGTATGGCGCAAGAAAGACTTGGTGCTGCTAATGCTGCTAGAGAAGCTGCTAAACAACAAGTTATAAGTGGTGTTGGTGATGTTGGTAACGCTGTTGCTGGTTACGGTGGTAATATGCATAATTTCGTTTTTGGCGGTTAAAATAATATAAGGATATGGCAATACAGAATAAACAACAATCAATGGCAAACAGGTTAATACAGGGCGCTGGTAAAGTGTATGGAGGTGCTGCACAAATTCAAATGCAAGCTGCTAGACGACCTGGTTATAATCCAAGCGCTCAAAATAATATTAATCAAGGTATTATTCAAGCTAATAGAATGAATCAATATAAGAAAATGCAGAATGATCGCATGGTTGCTAATTATATAGATCAAATACCAAAAGACTTTGATGTATCTCAAACACCTGTAAGTGAAAGACCTGTTATAAAAGATTTTTTAGCTGGACAAAGAGAGGAAGCTAGAATATTAATAACAAAATATTTAAGCGGTGCTTACGATCCTCAACAACCAGAATATATAGAAGCTGAGAATAAATTAAACGGTATAAAACAAAAAGTTCAGGTTTTACAACAAGGTTTATTAAACAAAGGTAAAGGTACTGAAGAGTATTTAAAGGACTATAGTGATAAAAACTTTTCAGACGCAAACGATCCTGACGGTATGATGAACTTATCAATGCTATACACAAACAAATACCAGTTAACAGTAGATCCTGAAACAGGTAGTCCTATGTGGAATGGTCAAACTTATAACGACCACGTAAAAAAACAGCCATTTAACAAAGCTTATGAAGAAGCTGGTAAGTTTACTAGCTGGTCACAAAAAAATGTATTCAGCTGGTGTACCAATGAACGATGCTACTAAGATAATGTATGGCAATGAAATAAGTTTAATGCTAGATAAAGGTGGTTGGGAAGCTACTAGATCATTAGTAAAAGACAATATACTTGGTAAAAACTTTTTAGCTGGTCAAGAAGACGCTGTTAATCAGTTAATAGAGCAAGGTAATAGTGATAATCCAGAAATAGCTTATCCAGCAAGAGAGCAGTTAAATAACCTGCTAAAAGATCAGATGCTTAATAAGTTAGATGAAATGGCTATAGCTGGTCAAACACAAAACAATAGTAAACTTAATAATAATCCTGGTGAAACAAGTCCTATATTAGAAAACGAACAAGGAGATAGTGAGATAGATTCATGGTTAGGTACGTTTGAAAGAGGTGTTGAAACGTTTAAACCTGTTTATGATGATAATGGTGCTTTAATAGGAAGCGAACCTGTAAAAGGTGCTTACGTAGAACCACCTACAGTTGATGATTGGAACGTAGAACTAATGGGTACTGATTTTGGAATTGTAGGCGGTGGTGGTAAAACATATAATATTGATGGTGTTGACTATGATTCAAGTACTCTTGACGCTTTAATACAGAAAAAATTAGGTGCTTCTAGATATAAAAAATTCATGGAAAGTGAAAACAAACAAGAGCAGTTAAAGAAAATGTTCCCAACAATTACTTCTAGTAGCGGTGGTGCTTATATACAATACTTAGGTGGTAACGCTGACGAAAGGGGAGCTAGACAGTTTCCTGTAGACCTAGCAGATCCAGATAAAATAAACGCTTTACTAAAAAGACTAAAAGCAAAAATAAAATAACATGTCCAATTATTTAGATAATTTAAATTTTTCAGATACTAGCTATTTGGAGGACTTGGATTTTACCAAGCCTGTTAGTTTATATGGCGGTGAAATTGAAGGTGAAAATATACAACCTGATAGAGATAGAACTATATACAATAAAATAAGACCTTCATTCTCTAGATCTCAACCTGGATCTGTTAAAATTACACCTTTTGAAGACAAGTATGATATAAGAGACATACCTATAGATGTCAATGGACAAACAAGATACATATCATATGGCGAAATAAACAAAGTTGACGACAACGGAAATTATTTGCATCCTACAATAAAAAAATCCCACGAAGATATAGATTTAAAATTTAAAGACAACTCTGTGTTTGATAAAAGAGTTGAGAAAAAATATGTAGGTGGTATATCACCAACAACTGGTATAGGTACTGGTGGTAGAATAGTAGAGCAAACTATACAACCATTTGAAGAAGAACTTGATTATAATAGAAAGCTTTTAAACGAAATGGCTGAACTTGGTACCGTAGAAAGTTTACCACAGAGGTTTCAGTTTGAAGGTGATGAAGTTCCAGATGATATATTAAAAAGCTACACTAGACAACAGTTGGTTTATGCTGCTAAAAACGAAGCTATTATAGATGTGCAGGGTGATGCTTTAGCTGACATGGGAGAAGACTATCGTAAAGCTACGGAAAAAAGAGCCGCAGAAATAGAAAAGGAATTACCCACATATGAAAATATAGAAAACCGTCAAAAAGAACTAGAGTTAAAAGAAAACGCTTTTTTTGGTGATGAAGAGCAAGGATTAGAACCAAATAAAGTTGTTAAAGATATAAAAAGCTTTGTTAAAAACGTAGAAGATCCTGATTACAAATATGAAACAGATGGTAAACCATCAATAACATTATTCAACGGTAAGCAAGTTCCTCAAGAAGTATTTGATAAATATAAAGAAGACTTACTTATTTATAATCAACAGTTAGTTGCTTTTCAAAAAGAAGCAGAAAAATTATATGAAGATTATACTGGAAGGGTTGATGTAGAACAAGAGCTTGGTATATTAAAGAAAAACCATAGTTTAGCTGATAAGTTTATGTTTAACGCTATCAGCACAACTGGTAGCTTAGTTATAGGTTTAGGTGAATTTTTAGAATCAACAGCTAATGTAGTTAGAGATGTTAAACCTGTTGGTGTGCCAGGAGGTGTTGGTTTTACATATGTACCTTTAGAAGGTAATGAGTTTACTACAGTTACTGATTTTGGTCAAAAATATAGAAACTATATAGAAAACGAAAGAAAAAAATATAGAGACGATGTAAAGTTCAAAGACGCTTTTGATGGTTTAGATAATTTTGGTAGGTTTATTGTAGAGGAAACAGGTAGGCAACTACCTATATTTGCAATGATAGCTGCTTCTGGTGGTACGGCTTCTGCTTTAGGTGCTAGCACAATGAGAGCTGCAGCTGTGTCAGGTACAACTCTTGGCGTAATGACTGGTGGTCAACAAATGGGTGATATGACTTTTGAAGAAGCAATNTCAAAAGCTGATCAATTTAAGTTTAATGACAAAGAATATTCAGATCTTAAAAAATATTGGACTGGTGTTGGGTTTGGTGCTGCAGAAGGTATATTGGGTACTGCTCCTACATTTTTATTAGGTCAAAGGTTTTTGCAAAACGGTTATAAATTGTTTTCAAAAAAAGGTTCTGAAAAAATATTAAAAGACATAGCTACAAAAAGATTTGACAGGCAATTTGCTAGAGAGCTAGGTAAAGAAACTGGTATAGGTATAGCCGCTGAATCTATTAGTGAAGGTTTAACACAAATGACACAAAACGCTTTTGTTGGTAGACCAATTATGGAAAACGTAGATCACGCTACTTTGTCAGGTGGATTTTTTGGTGGTACATTAGGAGGTGGTAGTGTTATTATGGGTGCTGCTATGAGATCTATGATGGACAAAAAAACTGTAGCAGAAATAGATGATAGAAANGCAGAGATAAACGATCTTAGAAGAAGAAGAATAATGCATGATCCTAACTCTGATACTTATAAACAGTACACAGAGCAAATAGAAAATAAGCAAAAACAAGTTGATGACAAAATAGAAGAGTTCAATAATAACTGGAGAAACACAATGTCATATAGTGCTTTTAATGCTTACAAAAATGCCTTAGATGAACAAGCTAAAATTAGAAATAAAGCTAGAGAAATACAAGATGGTAGTTTAGATGATAAAAACAAACAAAAAGCGTTAGAAGATTTAGGTACTAGATATGAGGCTTTAGATATAATGATAAATGATTTTAAAAGCGGTGACTATCAAAACAAGTTTAAGCTTTTACAAACCTCTGATCCAAAAGCTTATGAAAGAATAATAAAACAAGCAAAAGATAAATTAAGGGCTGATGGTAGAGAAGCTACAGATGGTGCTGTAAATAAAGTTGCTTATGAAATGTACACAGCTGAGCAAGTTGACAAAAGAGTAAAAGCAACTAATAAAATACTTAAATTAGTATCTTTAGATACTCAAAGTAACAACTTTAAATCAGAACAAGAAGCTAAAGCTTGGGCTAAACTAGAACTTGAACAAACAACTGATCCTAGTTATAGAGAATACTTACAGTCTATATTAAGTGCTAAAGAAGGTAGCTTAAACGGTTTAGCTGGTAGATCTAAAGAAAACGGAGTAAGTACATATAGATATATAACTATTGGTGATAATCAAATAAAAAATGAAAGATCTGGAACAGCAACACATGAGGCTTCACATTTAATATTTTGGAGTGCTTTACTTGGTGATTTTAAAGGTGATTTTTCATTTGATTTATTAGCTCAAGACATATATAATTACACTAAAAAATACGAGCCAAAAGTTCACAAAGAAATGTTTGGTTTTGATCCAGCTCAAAGAGTTGAAACAGAAAGCGTTGGACCAAAGCAATTAAACATGGAGAGGTTTAAACCAGAAGAAGTTGTAATGAACTTTATAGAAAGAGCTGGTCAAATGGATGTTAATAAAATTAAAGATAGTGGTATAGGTTATACTATAGCTAATTTTGCTAACAAGTTAGTAGGTAGAGATGTTACCGATGTAACAACGCAACCAAATGCTATAGACTTTTTGATTGGCATGGGTAAGAAAATAGAGAACGGTACTTTAACTAGAATGGATTTATTTGAAGCATCAAGAAATAAACTATTTGATAAATATAAAGTAAAAAGACCAGAAGGACCTAAGCAAGATACTGATACAGATATTGCTGCTTCAGAGTCAGGACAAGACAATAAGCTTTTTGAAAACACTAACGCTTTAGTACCAGCTAACTGGAACTCTTTAACAAAAGAAGAAAAAAAGAATTTCGGTGAAATAATAGGTTCTACTTACTGGGAAACAAATATAAAAAATAGAATAAAAAAGTTAGCTAATCTTGACCCAACAGATGTGTTAAAAGTAACAAGTGAGTTTTTACTTGGACCAAAATCAAGATCTAGAGGTTTAGCAGAAATAATATCAAGATATGACCCTGTAGAAAATCCAGGTATTACTTTAGCTGCTTGGATAAATAGTGGTGATGGTCAGTTAAATAAAAGACTTCTTGGTCCAGAATTTATAGCTGGAGCCGAAACAATGGGTGCTTTTAAAACTTCAACAGACGAAAGATCAGAAGATAGAAGAGATCTTGAAATAGAGGATTTCAGCGCTCTTACTGATATACAAAACATGTCAGTTAAAGAAACTCAGAATCAAGGAAAACAAAGAAAGTTTTTAGACATAAAAGAAACTGATTTGTTATACGATCAGTTTATAGGTGCTGCTACACAAGTGTTTACTGAACCTGAAATAAAAGAATTATTAGAAACAAAACCATCTAAGGTTAGAACAAAGCTAAGACAGAAAGTAGGTAAAGAAATAACTTACGTAGATAAAGATGGTAAAAAACAAAAAGTTAACTTAAGAGCAGCTGCAACTGAAAAAATAGGTGCTCAAAAGTCAGATAAGTTTAAAAAATTTATAAGAGACGAAAAAAACTTACAGTTTATAATAGATAACTATGCTATAAAATACAGATCAAGTTTTCCATTTTTATCATCTGTAGATGGTCGTATGAACAAGGAAACTTCTCAAGCAAATATACAGAGTGATCAAGGTCAAAACGTAACAGATATAGAGGCTGGTAATAAAATATACAGACCAATAGACATGAGTAAAATGAGTCCTGAGGAAAAAACAGAGTTTATTGATTTTGTTGAAAAAGATTTTAGAGAAGGTTTAAAAATAAAAGGTAGTAAAAAGGTAAAGGTTATGTAGACAAAGATGGTAACTTAACTGGAGTTGTAGATTATGATGGTAGAGAAACATTACACAAAGCATTAAAAGACGTAATAGCTTTAGAAACTCTTTTAGACGCAACATTTACCGCAATGCAAAAATCACCTAACATGAAGACAATGATGGATGGTGTTATTATTCAGTTGCAAGAACAAATAAAAAGAAGTCCTGATTTAGCGTTTAGTGTTAGTAATGCTGGTGGTTTACAAAAATTAAGTCAGTTAGCTAAACTTGTTATGAACAAGGGTTATGACAGTGTGTTTAAAAGCCCAGGTGTTTTAAATGATGAGTTTGTAAAAGATTATACTACTGAGATGGCAGATCTATTGCAAGATATATACGATGCTGGTATAATTGAAGATGCTGATGTTTATTTATTTATGCAAGCCTTAAATAAAAGTGTATTAATACCTGATAGCATAAAGAAGGAATTAGTAAAAAGCTTAGGTGGTCAAACTATGACCAAGAAAACACCTTTAGAGAGTAGAAAAATATTTGCAAATGAAATGAAAATATTTGCTCAAGAATTAGGTGGTGATATAATAAGATTATTAGATCAAGATTCTGCTTTGCCTTTATTAGGTTTTATAAATAGAGTATTAGACCCTGCTTCAAGAAAAGTTGATGAAGTAGCAACATTAAAAAATAAACAAAGAGTAGCAAAAGAGCTTTCTGAAAAAGAAGGAAGAGAAATTACACTTGATGAGTTAAAGAAAAGAAAAGAAGGTAAAGGTCTTACTGTTTATAAAAAAGGTGTTACAGGTGATTTTTACGACACGTATCAAATAATAAAAAATACTACGGTTAAATCTGATTTAATTGATGGGTTAGACTTGAAGAAAGTTAGATTAATGAACATTGGTATAAACGGTGGTTTATTTGATAGAATAAATAAAATATTAAATGATGAAAAACTAAACGCTAAACAAAAGCGAGAAAAACTATCTGATCCTGAACTTCAACAAGAAATTAAAGATGCAAACGTTCATAATAAACTTTTAATAAAACATATTTTAACTAAGTTAATTGATAGTGATATATCAGACTTAGCTAAAGTACAATTGCTACAACTACAAACAAGTGCTGTAGCAGGATTAAGAGCTTTAACATCTTTAGATTTTATAAGTATTACAGATAAACCTCTAGGTACATTTAAAGGAGAGCATTTAGAAGCTAGTTCTAATACCATGTTTGCTATTGCAGAACTTGTGTTTAAAGCTAAAACAATGACAAATGCAGAAATAAGTGAAGCTTTAGATGAAATATTAGAAGGTCATAGTCAACTAATAGAAAACAGAAAAGTATTAGATGATTTTGTAGATAAGTTTGGTAGATTAAATACTACTAGAGATTTAAGAATGAAAGCTATAGGCGATAAGTTTAATAAAATTATTGGAAGAAAAGCAACAATACTCACATCGGATATGAAACCAGCTGATGCAGCTATAGCTAAAGCAGAGGCAAAAGTAAAGTTAAAAAAAGAACTTGCTAAAAGTAAAAGTAGTAGAAAACTATTAACACATATTGTAAATAAAGCGTCTAAAAGAAAGGGTATTAGTGTTTTTGATTTTGACGATACTTTAGCAAAGTCAAATAGTAAAGTTGGTGTTACTATGCCTGATGGTAAGAAGTTTAAAATAAACGCTACTAGGTTTGCTTTAGAATCTGCTGATCTTGAAGCTGCAGGAGCTATATTTGATTTTAGTGAATTTAATAAAGTTATAGAGGGTAAAAAAGGTCCTTTGTTTGATCTTGCTATGAGAAGACAAGATAAGTTTACTAGTAAAGATATATTTATATTAACAGCTAGACCAGCAGAAGCAGCTTATTCAATACATGCTTTCTTAAAAGGTATGGGATTAGAAATACCTATAGATAATATAGTAGGTTTAGCAGATGGTAGACCTGAAGCTAAATCTGATTGGATATTAGACAAAGCAGCTGAAGGTTACAATGATTTTGATTTTGCTGATGATGCTTTAAAAAATGTAAAAGCAGTTAAAAAAGTATTAGAAGATTTAAAAGTTAGATCTGATGTTGAGTTAGCTAAAGCAGAAAGTAAAGAAAGTCTTGATAACATAATAAATAAAATAATAGAACACCAAAGTGGTGTAAGAAAAGATACTAGATATTCTCAAGTTGTAGCTAGAAGACGAGGTAAAAACCAAGATAGATATACAGTTTGGCTACCTCCTTCTGCAGAAGACTTTGCTGGGTTATTACATTATTTAACTGGTAAAGGTGAACAAGGTAGTAAAGATCTAGAGTGGTTAATGGATAACTTAGTAAAACCATATCACGCTGGTGTTGATGCTTTAAAAATTGCTAGAGTAGCATTAAAAAGTGATTACAAAAAGTTATTAAAGCAAAACCCTGAAATAGGAAAAAGATTAAATAAACTACTAGAAGGAAGTGATTTTACAGTTGATCAAGCTATAAGAATTTATATATGGAACAAACAAGGTCAAAAAATACCTGATATAGCTAAACGAGATATTGCGACTGTAAATAGACTTATTAATCAAGATCCAGATTTACGAGACTTTGCTAACTCTATAGAAAAAATTGGTAGTGTAAACGGTGTTTATTTAAAGCCAGAAGTAAACTGGGAGATAGGTACTATATTAAGAGATTTAAATGATACGTCTCAAAAAATAGGTAGAAAAGAATATTTAAAAGACTGGTTAGAAACAGTAGATGCTGTTTTTACTAAAGCAACATTAAATAAAATAGAAGCCATATACGGAACTAGATTTAGAGAAGCATTAGAGGATGTTATATATAGAATGAAAACGGGTAGTAATAGACCTACAGGTGCTAATAGAATTACTAATCGTTGGTTGAACTGGATAAACAATGCTACGGCTGGAATAATGTTCTTTAATAGAAAATCAGCATTGTTACAGAGTATATCTACAATAAACTATATAAACTGGAGTGATAATAATCCTTTTATGGCTGCTAAAGCTTTTGCAAATTTTCCACAGTGGTTAGCAGATTTTGTTTACATATGGAACTCTCCTAAATTAAAAGAAAGAAGAAGTGGTTTACAATCAGATTTACAACTACAAGAAATAGCAAACGCCGCTGCTGGATCTAAGAACAAAGCAAATGCTATAATTTCTTATTTATTAAAAATTGGTTTTACACCAACTCAATTAGTAGATAACTTTGCTATTGCGGCTGGTGGAGCTAGTATGTACAGAAATAGAATTAATACAAACCTTAAAAAAGGTATGTCATTAAAAGAAGCTGAAGATGCTGCTTGGAAAGACTTTTCATCAATAACTGAAAATACTCAGCAGTCTGGTGATCCTGCGTTAATATCTCAGGAACAAGCTACACAATTAGGTAGATTAGTATTAGCTTTCCAAAATACACCTATGCAGATAAACAGATTAATGAAGAAATCTGGTATGATGATTGTAAGAAGACAAAGATACCCAGGTATGACACAGATGCAAAGTGATTTTACAAACATGGGTAGAATAATATACTACGGCGCAATACAAAACTTTATATTTAACGCTTTACAACAAGCTTGGTTTGCAATGTTACCAGGTTTCGACGAAGATGATGATCCTGATTACTTTAAAAACTTAGATAAAGAAGATGCTAAAATAGCTAAAACATTTAATCAAATGTTAGATACGGTATTAAGAGGATCTGGTTTAAAAGGAGCTGTTATATCTACAATTAAGAACACAATACTAATGTATCAAAAGCAAGAAGAAAAAGGATTTAGAGCTGATCACGCTTTTACTATTTTAGAAGTAGCAAATATATCTCCTCCAATTGGTTCTAAGCTTAGAAAATTATATTCTGGTCATTTAACTAAAAAATATAACAAAGAAGTTTTAGAAGAAAGAGGTTGGGCTTTAACAGCTGATGGTAAAATAAATTTATCACCTAGATATGAAATACTAGCTAATCAGTTAGCAGCTATACTTAATTTACCAGTAGACAGAGCTTTNATAGAGTTAGAGGCAATGGTTGAAATGATGGACGACAGAAATGCAACATGGCAGAGAATAGCTCTGGCTTTAGGTTGGAGAACATGGGATGTTAATGCTAAAAATGAAGAAGAAGATTTAATTAAGTTTATGGCTAAACAAAGAAAGAAACAAATTAAAAAGAATAAAAAGAAAACTGGAAGTCAAAAATCATACTTAGATGATTTAGATTTTTAACAAAACAAGTAATACTAAAATAAAACCCCCTACACTATGAGACATTTGCTAATTATAGTATTTTTACTAACAAATATCAC